GTCTCTATCTGGCAGATAATCCAGAACAGGCAAGCCTGCCCTGCGCATATCTTGAATTAGAGACTGACCAGAGGCTTTTTTCTCAATAATACACACGTCAGGCCGATAATCTTGGAAAAGTTCTTGGGCTAACCTGCGTAACTCTGGATATTCAAACCTTCCCCTTACATTTCCAAGCAGTATCAGGTTTGACGTAAAGGTTTCACCGCCATATTCGTCCTTTTCATAGTTAGAAAAGATGCCCCACGTCTGAATGACACTGTAATCGGCAGTACGTTTTGTACTAAATGCTGTATCATAGGTCTGAATTATGAAGTCACAAGGCGGTGGGTCTTCATATTCCCACCATTTGAACCATCTTTTCTTAATAATACCACCATCATCAGGCGATGGGTCTTGCATATACAGAGAGTTCCAGTATCTCGCACCATTTGTTGCTCTGATTTCTTGCTCATCTACCCTTAGAACTTCATCTGGCTTCCATTCTGGAAAGTATGACGTACCAACAGGGAGGTCTAGCAACTCCGCCGCGTCTTCATCAAGCCATGCAGGTATGGAAATAACTTCCCAGGGGTTGGTTGTTTCTTCTACTACTGATTCCTGTTTTAAAAGCCAACCACAAAGGTCATCATAATGGTATCTTGTGTTGACGATAATGATGGCTCCATTCGGCATGATACGAGTGCGAAGACCTGCAGGATACCATTCCTTGATATACCTACGACCTGCTTCACTGAAGCTGTCTTCTTCTGACATAACGTCATCAAGCAGTGCCACATGCGCACCACGACCTGCAACCTGACTGCGAACACCTGCTGCATAATAAGAACCATTCTTGTTTGTCTTCCACTTGCCTGCTGCTTTTACGTCACTACGTAGCGACACACCTTTAAAAATCTTTTGAAAGCGTTCAGTGTTTACAATGTCACGGACTGTTCTACCAAAATCACTTGCAAGTTGGTCAGAGTGTGACACTGACATAATCTCATGGTTTGCAAAGTTACCAATGTACCATGCTGGAAACAACTTGCTACAGATTACTGACTTGGAAGAACGAGGTGGTAGAAATACCATCAATCTTTTTGTTCTTCCTTCTACAACACCTTGTAGTTTGTCACACAACAACTCAATGTGTCTGCCCATCTTGAAATCAGATACAATGGTAGGTGCAAATATCTTAACAAAAGTTAAGAAATCTGTTTTTGCTCTAACGTCATTATATAGTTTTAGATTGTCTCGTAAGTTGATATACGTTGACACACCAGAAAGTTCTGGTAAATCATCTGAACTATTATCTAACATTTATGTATTTGTTCCTTTTGATTTCTTACATACATACTGTATAGAGATGACAGGAGGTGTGACAGGTGCTGACACAAAGTCAGTTATCATTTCTGCTATTCTTGCTTTACAAGATATTTCATCCTGTAACAAGCCCCTATTATTTGACAACTCAATACATGAATTATCCATGAAACAAACCAATACAAGTGCTTCAAGCATTTTGGTTATCCTTTTGTTGTGACATTATTGTCACACTACAAAAAAAATTATAACAGGCTATTGACAAGTATGCAAGTAAATGTTATAATCTCTATATAAAGATAATAGAAGATAATAACAAGTAATATAAAACTTGTAACAAGCTCTAAATAACTTGTAACAAGCTTGTAATATCTTAATAGTCTTTACAAGTCTATATAGCCCCCAGCCTGTCCTCCCTGTGTTTATTAGGAACGCTAAGGACAGGTCTTTTTTATGCTCGGAGTGTTGCAAAAATGTCACAGTTAATAAAAAAATTACTGAAAAGTTTAAATAGTTCTCACCATACCCCAACAAAGGATGCCATAGATAAATGGGCTGAAGTAGAGTACGGTGCAGATGCGGAGTATTTTAAATTTCTCTACTATTCTAAGAAAAAGTAAGGGATTCCTTAACGATTAAGAACCGCTTATTTTTGCAAATATGTGTCACCCCTATTTATATATATATAATATATACTATTTTTTTTGGTAGGGGTGGCACTTTATAGTCTATCATATCCTCAGAAAAATGTCAAGTCAAAAATTTGACGGGCTGCCTGGAACAAACCGTGAACATTCAAAAGTCAAGTCAAAAATTTGACAGTTTGTTTTACCTTATTATATTAGCCAAGACTCTAAAAGTTAGCCATGCCTAACATTGTTTCTTTTGTCTAACTATCTTCCCCTCCCCTAACATTGTTTCAATAGTCTAATAAGATTAGTGATGAATAAAAAAGTTTTATTCCACTCAGGGATTTTATTATTGTGGTATTTATGCAACACCTACTGCTGCATTTTTGCAACACTATCAAGGTTTTAGCGGTTTATGCTTTATTATATATACCTTGCTAGGCTTCATCATATTTTTTTTTCTTTTTTCTGTTTTTTTGTGTTGACAACCTAAAAAGATTATGCCATAACCTCACTAATGATTAACTATTGTCGAGGTTTAAGAGGTTTTAGAGGCAACAAAAAAAAATTGAAAAAAAAAGTTTTTTTCTTGTTGACAACATAAAAAACCTATGATAAACCATAAAGACAATATCAAAAGAGGTTAGGAAAATGGCAAGGCAAAAGAGACAAGGCAAAAGAGAGAGGCAACAAATAAAAATTGCCTTGACAAGCCACAATATCCCTGCTATCACTAATGATAATAATTGGTGGGCAAGGCACGCTGGAAGAGTTTGTCAAAATGCCAAATTTGAATATAACGAATCGAGGCATAAAGAGGTTATAAGAGAAGCATTGTTTAAATAGGCGTCAAGAAATTGACAGTGGGCTTGTAGGTGGATACCTCGCTCATATGGTGAGAAGATTATACTAGGCTTGCAATGGTGCAAGAACCTGCCGCAGCAAATCGGCCAGGATTCTCTCAACATGGAGTCTATGATATGTTTGTTATCTTCGCAACAAAACCACTTAATGATGGAACAAAAGGTTTCCGCTTTAATATTCTTGGCAAGAAAGGTATTTTGCGGATTCGTAAAAATTCCCATGGATGGAATAAACGCTATGGCAAATCTTGCTTTATTCGTAATATGGGCAAGGTTTATCTTGCAACAGAAAAGCCATGGAATCACAAAAAATTCCATCATTTTGCTGGATAGCATATGCTCGCAATGGTATTGACAAAATATCATTGCAAGCCTAGTTTAATCTTGGAGGTAGAATATGTCACAAAATTTTGTAAAAATTTCTAAGTTGAAGCCCAGCGACCAGCAGGCTATTCATGAAATTATCAAAAACTATCTGGAAGAATCTGGCAGGGTTTATTCGGATGAATGGGGATATTCATATCTCAATGTCAATGACGGTGAAATTGAGTTTGATTTGACAATTGATTTAAGGTCTTAAACAGACTGGAAAGGGGAACGCTATGTTTCAAAATCATCAGACTAAAATCAGCCTTGCCGCTCTCAGCGATTATTCTGGCAAAATGGTGGGTAAGGTAATGACAATGGTCATATTGTCAATTCAACAGCCATGGTCTAATATCGAGACAATGATGTTAGATGTTGAGCATAATGGCATAGACTCTAAATATCTATGGGGCATGAAACGTGATGCCTATGAATACATCTTGCGGAATCGTAAAGATATACGACAAAGCATGATTGACTACATGGACGATAAAATTACACTAGCAGAATTGCTATTGATAGTCGCGTCATGCCCAAGTCTTGGATTAGTCAAAGCAGGATTTGTAATACAATTATGTCTTGGCGAAATAGGATGCTTAGACTTGCATAATCTGCGAAGATTCGGATTATCAGCATCAACATTCAAATATGGTGCTAATGCAACCTATGCTCTAATGAAGCGCAAGGCAGAATTATATATCGAGACGTGCAACAAACTTGGCGGATGTGAATATCTATGGGATTCATGGTGCGACTATCTCGCGGAGAAAAACCCGAAAAAATTCCGCAATGGTAACCATGTTTCAGAATTACACGCAACAGCATTGGGATTGTAAAAATGAAAGAGACATTCACAGACATTCATATCAAAATTATGCTCATACAACTTGATAGATGGTATGATGTAATCGACAATGTGGGAGATTTATTTCACATAGAAGATGAAGAATCTCGAATGGAAAAAATAGGTAAAATATATGAGGATGTAATCCGATACTATCGGATGCTAGATTGGCATATTGAAGATTTGCAAAAGAAAATGGAGGCTAGGCGTGCCAGTAATTGAAATACAATCATCATGGTCTGAACAATTTCATCTATCAATATCCAATGAAAATGGATATATTGAAACAATACCTGTTCGCACATATAACGATGGAAAAAAACAATTCATGGGCGATAGCATTAGATGCGAAAACAACACAAAAGAATTGATGTATCATCTAATGCAATTTGAATATGGCGATTTGAATATATGGCAGGAACATTTCTTCGATGATTGGGATGAAGAAGATGTTTGCAGGAATGGAAAGCCTATAAAAGAATGTGAATGTTGCTGATACAGGTTCAGCAGCATCTCAACAATTCCTGGAATTTTTCAACGAAAGGTGTTGACAAATGGAAATCATTGTAGTAATACAGATTGTGTTGCCAATAATGGCGTATGTAATTATGAATGGAGGCTGAGACATGGAACGCATCGACACAACAACACCGCATGGCGAATATACAACCATTCCGACAGTACAATTTTTAATACTGATGTATGACATGGCTGAAACTATGGCTGATATGGATGATAACAAGCGCGATGCTGATTGGTATGTAGACGAAGCCGAAGAAATTTTAATCCGCAATGGTATTCTGAAAGGGGAATAGATATGCGAGTGACGAAGAGAATGTTAGAGGTCAGGCTTGCAAGAATAAACCGCAGACTGAATCAGGATTATTGGTTGCAAAATGCACCACACTATGGCGGATGGCATCTGACCTGCAACAAGGGTTCAACCATAATCTATGGAAGAGTACCAGCAAGAGAAATGTTGCGCTATCTTGATGGTTTAATCAATGGCATTGATATGATGGAAGGAGCATACAATGGATAGACAAACAGCAAAAAACCTACGCAAAGAATTAGAAACAATCTTTGCTAGTAATGGCATCAATGGTTTCAATGTTGAAATTGGCAATGCTAGTTATAATGATTTCGATGTGACCTTTAAGGTTGTCATTCGGCATGAAGATGCTAAACCAAAAGCCGAAAGAGAATTAGAGATATACGCAAAATCGTATGGTCTTGACATCAACAAGATTGGAACACTCAATGGTGACAAATACAGCCTAATCGGATATAACACAAGAGCAAGAAAACAGCCTTGGATTATTGAGAAGTTAGGTATCGGCGGTGGCAATAACAAATATAAGATTGGTGACGATACCGCTAAACGACTATTCGCAAAGGATGTGGCATAATGGAAGAGCATTACAGACAATTGATTGGGTTTCACATTGTAGGCTTTCGCTTTGAACGTGACGAATATGGCAATGACGAAGGCTGGCCTATCTATATGTTGAAGAATGACAACGGCGAAGAGGTTGACCTTGTAATCTCTTGTGACCCTGAAGGTAATGGCGGTGGCTTTGCCTTCATAGAGTAGGATAGAAACAATGGAATACACATACAAAGATTATAATGTGACTGTGTTTCGCGGTCACATTAGAGATGATGGAAGAATCTTGTGGGGCTTGAATAAAAAGTGCAAGAATGGTCTTGAATGGAGAAAGCCAGAAGCCTACATGAAAAACAGACAACAGAATAAAGACAACAACAAATCGAGGTATGTGTATCACACTGACAAGATAAACAGAATAAAACTTGAGGCTGGTTGCAGTATGTGTGGCTTTGGTGGAAAACATTTTCCAAAAAAATTCCATAAACATATTGTAATGCTTCTTGAGTTTGACCATATAGAACCTGAGACAAAGTTATATAATGTATGTGAAATGAAAAACTATTCTTGGGATTCTATTGAGAATGAGATTGCTAAATGCAGGGTGCTATGTAAACCTTGTCATGCAAAACATACGGCAGAACAAAACAGAACGGAGTAAGGTTATGAATGTTCTATCACTATTTGATGGTATGTCATGTGGCAGAATTGCTCTTGACAAACTAGGTATTCAACCAGGATTTTATTTTGCAGCCGAAATTGATAAATGGGCAATTCAAATTGCAAAGAAGAACTATCCCGACACTATCCACCTTGGTGATGTGCGTGATGTGATGTGGCCTGAATCATTTGATGGTGTCAAGATTGACCTGTTGATTGGTGGTAGTCCATGTCAGGGCTTCTCATTTGCAGGCAACCAATTAAACTTTGATGACCCTCGAAGTAAGTTGTTCTTTGAATTTGTGCGGTTGCTGAAAGAATGTAAGCCTAAGTATTTCTTGCTAGAGAATGTACGCATGAAGAAAGAAAGCCAAGACATTATCAGCGAATATCTTGGAGTTGAACCTGTCGAGATAAACAGTAGTCTTGTATCGGCACAGAACCGCAAGCGTTTGTAT